TGTGCTTGTATACCAAATACCGCCTGGGACTTGTGAACCCATAGATTCTAGATAATTATAAGCAACTAATCTGTTATTGAAACTTTGACCAGATGTAGGATACCACCAAATAATCTCTGTAAATAAATTATTAACGCCTGCTGTAATTTGTTGTCCTTTTGTTAAATCAATATCGTCGTATACAAAGTCTTCAACAGAACAAGGTAGTGATTTAACTGTACCATCAAATAAGAAGAAACCATTATTACTCATCCAGTAAGCAACACCATCTATTTCAACAGCCGCATTCTTACCTATCAAACCACAGTTTGTACCTACTTGTTCAAAACCAAAAGTAAAAGGTGCACCAATAAACTTCATGGTGTACAAAGCTGTATCTGTCCATATTAGAATTGTTTCTTTTGCCTTGATAGCACCAACTATTTTAGTTCCGTCTTGTAATCTTTGTGTGCCTGCTGCATTAACTGCCGAAGGTATAAAAGTATTGATGTCTTCTTGATCACCAAACCTAATAAACATATCATCCTGTGTACTAGTTGTACCTATTGTTGTTTCGGTTCCAAAGTGAATTAAGTGTCTTGTAGTAGGTGATATTAAAGTAGCTCTAGAAGCTGTTGGATTATTAGAAGTAGAAAAGTTAGAAGTGCTTGTTGATGCTCTGTTTGCTGTAGGTGTTGTCGCTCCAGCGTTCCATGTAAAAGTTTTACCATTTGCAACTGTTGCAACTAATACTTGACCAAAATTATCTAAGGACCATAGACCTGGTTCTAATTGTACTTGATCAGCTTTGACAGCTACACCCCATCCACCAAAATCTGATGCGTTAGTAGCGGTAGCACCATTACTGTGTGTTGCTGCTGTGCTTCCAAGAGCTCCTCTTGTACAGCCTGTTAAATCATTTGTGGATTTACCTGTATATGTAATAAGTTCTGAGTCTACTAAAATTGTGCCTGCGGTAGGAAAAGATGCAGCACTTGTTAATGTGATTGTTGTTTCTGATGCATCTAAAGCTTCGTTTACAGTTGTTGCTGCAGCAGAATCAATTGTACCACCCCAGTTACCAACACCCCATCCATAACCATAGGTTTGTTCTCTTGGACCAACAGGTTCATAAAACTTACAAGTTATAGAACCACCTGTAGAAACTGTAGCTGTAGCAGCAGCAGTTGATGTAATTGTAAAAGTTGTTGTACTAGGTGCTGTGATTATTTGAAACTTAACATCTTCAAAATTAGAAGCACTAAGACCTGTACCACTAGGTAAAGTGACACCATCTAATTGCACTATATCACCTGCTTTTGCTCCATGAGCAGAACTTGTGGTAATTGTAACAGAAACTGATTCATCTGTTGTGGCCATTGTTGAAGAGGCCAAAGAACTTTTTATAGGTGTAATATCAAATAGTTGACCTTCAAAGTATAATAATAAAAACTTATCCGTTCCAAGGGCCACGTATCTATTACCATCTAAATCTGTAAAAGGGTGCTGTGCTCTAACAACACCAACTATTTTATCAGGTAAAAGAGAGGACCAACCTCCCACCTTTTCAGGTAGTCCATATCTAAATCTTACATTATTGGAGTCAATGAAACGACGTTCAGCTCCCTTGGTGGTATCTTGTTTATCTATACCTGGTAGAAAATCTAAAGTTATGAGAGCCATTTACTCTCCTTAAACTTTATCTTTGTAAGCCCAACCACGAGTCGCGTTTAAGAATACTAAGGTAAAAGCTTCTCCGTTTGTTGATACAACTAAATTAGATGCTGAACTTAATATGTTTGAACCATTTCTTGCAATCGTTAAATTATTAGAACCAAAAGATCCTTTAGCATCTATAAAGGTAACTTCATTACCTACACTAGGAGATGCCGGTAATGTTACTTGTCTAGCCGCGGCGCTCGTGTCTATAATTAGTTGATCATTATTGACGGCTGTGTAGTTTCTATCTATAGAGTGATAACCTTTTTCTACTGATAGTTGAACTATGTTTGTTCCATCAGAATACACAACCATCTTTGAGGCAACCGGCATTGTTACGCCTGTACCTGATGCTGTCTTAAAAGTTAAAGTGTAATCACTTGTACTCCTTGTTGTACCGTCTTCTATCAAATACATCTTTTCTATGGAGTCAGGAACAGTAACAGTTCTGTTCGCTGCTAAAGTACCTGTGAATTTTATTATCATGTTTCGTCCATTAGACGAAGCACCGTTACTGATTGTTAAAGTTTGATCGGAGGATGCAACATTAAGAGATAAATAACCACCAACAGCTTCTTCTACCAATTGTAGGTTAGTGTTGGTAGTAGCTCCCCATAAACCTGCTTTTTCACCCGTAGCGATTAATTCAAATTTTTGTGATGTAGAAAATGTTGATGCCATGTTGCCTCCAAATTTATATTATGTTTCCACGTTTGTCCACGTTTGACTTGCATTTACGTTAATATCATTCCAAGTAACAACACCTGGGCCTGTTACTGAAGATGTTAATTGATTAGTTGTTGCTGCTATTACGGCTTTAGCTACAATTGTGACAGATCCAGATGCAACTGTTCCCGCTAAATTTGTAGTTACAGATACATCTGAAGCACCTTTAGGGGTGGCACTACCGAGACTTGTTGTAAGAGCATTAGTTGTAAGAGTTACGTTAGCTGTTCCTACAAAGCTTAAATCACCTATAGAAATGTTTGCTATATTGGTTGATGTATTAACATCAGCATCGGCTCTAGCAGCTGTAATATCTCCTAGTGATATAGATACTTGATTACCTTCTAAAGATACTGGTTGATGAGTAGACTCAGCAAAAGCAAATTCAGCAAAAGAAGCGATACCAAACATTCTATCTTGCCGTTACTGGCACTCCTTTACTACTTACAAATGGATGTTCTGCAAATGCCATGTAGATAGCATCATGACTATTTGGATTCATTCCAACACCACTTCCTCTAAGTTTAAATCCATTTGATACAAAATCTATATCTTGGTCAAAAGTGTTTTCTGCATTACTTTGGTCTGCATGAAGAGTATTATCCATAACATTAATAGTGTCTCTTTTATTATCCCAAATATACCAATGATATCCCGTACCACTAGCACCTATGTTTTTAATCATAAGCCAAGCAGGTTTAAATCCTGTATAAATAAATGCTCCATCTGCATTGGCGTTTCCTCTAAATTTACCAAACTTTGAGTAGCCTTGTTTTTCTGCAAAACAGTATGCTAGATAAGTTGCACTATTTTCATTTAATGCATCATATGTGCTATGATACCCATCTAAAGTAAAAGTAGTTGTATTTGTTGATGTTATTCTAGCAGGGTCACTAGTATCTAATCCACTTGTACCATTTAAAAATAAATTACCTCCACCAGATTGTGATGCACTTTCGTGAAAAACTCTCCAACTTTCATCACCTATTGACCTACTTTTCGCAATAACAACTTTACACTCCGCACCTAATCCATGACCCACTGTTTGTGCAGAAGCATTTCCATTACCTGTGTAAGTAACTATACTAAATCCTGCCGTAGTGTTAGCTTGAACTGTTGCGGTTATATCACCATCACTATTAGATGATGTAGTTCCACCATTACATTTCCAATTCCATGAAACATAATTATTACTTGATGTATTTAATCCATTTGCTTGATTTCCTACACTAAATCCATCACTATCAAAAGATATAAGGTGGTTTTGAGTATTTTCTGCAGCAGTGCCATTAGTATATAATCCTTTTGTTGCTCCTCTAGTTGAATCTAAAACCCAATGAGCATCTGCAGCTCCTCTATTTTTAGCCCAAACCCAATCAGGTGCAAAGCCTACTCCTGTTATATCGTTATCCGCACTCCCATCACCTGTATATAAAATGGTGTTGAAGTGTTCTTCTCCGTTATCTATTGTTGTATAAGCCATTATCCAAACTCCGCTAATCTTTTAGTGCATAGTGCATAATATCCTGATGGTGGTGCATATTCAAAGTTACCATACTTGCCGTCTGTGTTACCACTTGATATGCTAAATGGTGGGTTTCCAAAATTCATTTCCCAAGTAGCATTGTAGTCTGAA